AACAGAAAGTAGATGTATAATAATACTATGACTAACATTGTTCAAGATCATCCAAGCGTAGTTTCAAAAGAATATATACTAAATGCCAATGATCGTTGTGATAAATGTCAAGCACAAGCCTTAGTTAGAGTTAAAGGTATATCAGGACAATTAACATTTTGTAATCATCATTACGAAAATATAATGAATAATCCTGAATCACATAATAAAATGATGGCTTTTTTAGTAGAAATTCTTGATGAGCGTGAAAAACTTATTAAAGACAAACCAGTTGGAGGCGTATAATGTATGAGTATTTTATTAAAGAAGTAAAAAATGTTGTTGATGGAGATACCATTGACGTTATTATAGATTTAGGATTTGATATTTTATTTGCATCCCGTGTTCGTTTGGCTGGAATTGACACTCCAGAATCACGAACAACAGATAAAGCAGAGAAGGCTCTTGGTATTGAGGCTAAAGAATATTTAAAGAAACAACTTAAAGATGCAAAGTCTGTTGTTATTCGTACAGAAAAGATGAATTCATCTGAAAAGTATGGACGTATCCTTGGCTGGGTTTATGTTAATGGAGAGTCTGAATCTGTCAATAATAAAATGATTAATGATGGCTATGCTTGGGGATATCTTGGGGAAACAAAAGTTAAAGATTTTGAAGTATTAAAAAAGGCTAGATCAAAGTCTGGTAAATGAAAAACGTTTTTTATTTTACAGCAGATTGGTGCGGTCCCTGTAAAACAACAAGGCCGATTGTTGAAGAAATGAAAAGAGAGGGTTTTGAGTTTCAAAGAATAGATGCTGATTACGAGCAACTTTTAGTCAAACAATTCCAAGTTAAATCAGTTCCTACATTTATTTTATTAGAAGATGGTAAAGAAATTAATCGCATAACTGGAGCAAAAACAAGGAAAGAGTTGGAGAACTTTATTAATTATGAAAAAACTACTCAAGAGAATCTTTAATCCAGATGGGAAAAGCATGACTTCAGACGAAAATGAAATGATTGAAAAGTTAATTCTTGATGGAGCACTTGAAGTTGCTGGTGTTGATTCTGAAGATGGGTCATTGCTATATTCATTTACTTCCAAAATTGAGCAGGTAATGCCAGAACTTTACCATGACCATCTTAATAGAGTCAATGCTGAAATACTTTCATTATGGGAAAGAGGCTATGTAGACATAGACTTCTTAGCAAAAGAGCCAATAGTGACAATTACAAATAAGTCTTTTGATCCTGTAGAAATGTCAAAACTACGTAAGCAAGACGTCTGGGCTATAGAAGAACTTAAACGTCTAACTCGTAAAAAATAACTCTGATATAATAAAAGCATGAGTCATATTGTAGAAGGCGATTTTGTAATGGGTGCAACAACAGAAGGCCTAATTCACGGCATGGTTGAACACATAATGATAGAGGGTGGAACTCTTGGAACTCCAGGATCTAGGTATGCTCTTGAATCAAAGCCACCAGAAAATCCTGCTATGTCTGTTAGAATTTACAAAGAAGAAAATGATAACTGGGAACCAACTGCTTACAGTATTGGTATGATGCATGCAGATGCACAAAAAATAGATATTAAAGAACATAAAATGGATGCAGAAGAAACAATGAAGTCTTATCATTCAGACGATGAAGAAATGGATAAGTGGGATAACGTAGCAAAAGCATGTTGGGTTGGATATGAACAACGTGGTATGAAAGAAAAGGGTGGACGCATGGTTCCTAATTGTGTTCCTGTTGGCAAACTAAAAGAAATGGATGACGATATGGCAAAAGCAAAACCAAAGTATGAAGATTTTATTAAACCAAGAAGTGGTGGTAGTGAACCATCTAATCCAAAACTTTATGCAGCAGTTGTACAAGCAGCAAAAGATAAGTTTGATGTTTATCCATCTGCCGTTGCTAACTCTTGGGTAGTTCAAGAATATAAGCGTCGTGGTGGCACATACAAGTCAGAGTCAAAATCTACAACAAAAAGTATCTGGGGCGGAGCATTTGATCCTCTGACATTTGAAAAATAATGTCTAAAAAATCTTCAGGATCTTTTTTTAAAAACTATGCATTTAATCCATTGCAAATAAAAAATGGAAGAATAGTTCGTTTAAGAAAAGACGGTAGTGTTAAGGCGGATCTTGGTCCGTATCCAAAAATAAAAAAAGGGGCTAGCAATGGCAAATAAAGAACAAAAGGGAAATACTAATAAAAAGAAAGAGCCAAAGATGACTCTTAAAGAAAAACGTGCTGCCAAACAAGAAAAGAAAAAATCAAAATGAGTACATTTTATTTCTTACATTCATTAGCAATAGGCTTGTTAATGATTGGTTCATTTTTTTGGGGTAAGGCTTATGAAAAAAACAAGGTAAAACAAAATGGCTGATACATACACTCCTACATCTGGTATGAAGGCTGCTGCTCGTCGTGCTTTAAAATGGAAAGCAGATGGCAAAGCCAAGGGAGCGGGAACTCCAGTAGGCTGGGGTCGTGCAACTGATATTGTTAATGGATCAGTAATGTCTCTTAGTACTGTTAAAAGAATGTATTCTTTTTTCTCACGTCATGAAGTAGATAAAAAAGGCAAAGGTTTTTACGATGGTCCAGAGTTTCCATCTAATGGAAGAATTATGTGGGATGCTTGGGGTGGCGATGCAGGATTTTCATGGAGTCGTGGGATTGTAGAAAGAGAAAAGAAAAAACTAGAGAAGGTTTGGCAGGGAACTGCCTTTGATCTAAGAAAGTAGGGGGCAATGGAAAATTTAGAAAAAAATGAACTACTTCAACTAATAAGATTTTATAAACAAAAACTATCTGACGTAGAACTAGAGTCATTAAAACTACAACTTGAGGTCAATAAACTTAACTCTATGGTTTTAAGTTTAAGCCAAGAACCAGTCAAAAAAACTAAATAGCATGGAATATTTATTAGTTATAGGCTTGACATTGCTGTCTTATTGGTCTATAATTAAAATATCAAACAAAAGAAGAATGATATTTTTAAACAAAAATAAATATAGACAAAGTTCTATTTATGAAATGGTTAAAGATGTTGTTCCAAAACAAAGGTTTGATAAGCCTAAAGTTATAACGCAGTCTCAAAGACATATTCAAAAAAATATGTTAAGGGTCGTAATAGCAGACGGAAGTGCATATTGGATATTAAATAATGTTTTTTATACTGCAAATGCCATAAATGGCAGGGTAGATGAAGAAACAATAAAACCATTAGATATTGAAAATATGCCAACAAAAGAATTAGATAAGATGTTATCAATACTTGATGACTTAAAACAAGGGGTAGGACCAAATGATAGTAGCGGTGCAGGGAACAAAGGAATTTAACGACTATAACGTATTCCTTCGTGCCATGAGTGTTGCTTTATCTGGCATGAAAGATGGAGACAATGATTTTATTATTTACTCCGCTGGTCCATCAAGAATAAATCACTTTGTCTCAGAGTTTTCTAATTTATCAGAACGAGGGATGAAAGCAAGAGGCAAAAAAATTAAGTTTTATAATGCTGCACCAGTATGGTTAAGTGAAAATATAAATCAAATTAATTACTTTGCTTTTTTAAGTCGTCCAAAAGAATCAAAATCAAAATTAGTTTTAGTTGCAGAAGCCAACAATATTGATGTTGGTCTTTTTAGGTATTAGGAGAATAAAATGATTATTAGAAGTTTAAATACAATGGAAAAAATTATAAATAAGAATAACAATCTGCTATGGCGTGGATGGGATGTAGTTGATTTAAAAGAATCAGACATTGCAAAAACATCTCCTATGGGTATTAGAGTAAAAGATAAGTGGTATTTGCATAGAATTTATAAACCTGGTCGTAATGGTTGGGACATACCAAATAAGTATAAGGATTAGTCTTGAAGCAGCATTTGTGGAAAGACGAAGCCTTGTGTTTAGGAATGGATAACAACGCATTTTTTGATAAGTATGAAGATCACGAAGGATCTAGAAGAGATATTGACGCACTTTGTAAGCAATGTCCAGTAAAAAAAATATGTTTTGCAAACGGTATATCTGGAAAAGAATGGGGCGTTTGGGGCGGAGTATATCTAGAAGGCGGAGAAGTTTCAAGAGAATTTAATAAACACAAAACCAAACAAGACTGGTCAATTACTTGGCAAGCCTTAACAATGGAGTAAAAATGTACACAAATGAAATGCGTAGGGCTGTACACTCAATTACACCGCCTAAAGGATTTGGCATAGAAATTATTGACAATGAGCACTTTCTTACAGTAAAATTAGATGAATATAAATTTTTAAAAATGTTACATGATGAAAAAATAGAAGCATTAAAGTATGTTGTTCAAATAAAAAAGGCTTTAGAAATAAATGGAGCAATTGTATTAGTTACAAGAGAGGCAGTAAAATGATAAAGCAGATTGGTCTGTTTTTTATTTGTAAAATTAAATCACACAACCTTGTTGATGCTGGGTCATGTCCATTTACTGGAAAAAATTATAATGCCTGTACAAGATGTGGAGTAACATTAACAAAATGAAAAAGAAAATAATTATATTAACATTATCAGCAATATCTATTTTTATTGCAATTAATTTATTTTTTGCTTCAAGGCTTAGTGAGTTATCAGATTTAGATTTATTTGACATTGAAGAAGATGACTAATGCAAACCTTTTTACCATACAAAGATTTTGATCAATGTGCTGA